ATTTTCTACCTCACATCGGCGGAGAACTGGTTGTCGGGCTCGGTTGCGGTTGCGTGACCATCGCAGTCTGCGCTTCCTGAATGCCCTGTGCGGCCTTTTGCAAGCCTGCGGACAAGATGGGGTTCTCCTGAGCAAGACGCTTACAGAGCTGGTAGATCTGCGCCAGCATGACTTGCTGGGGATTCGCGGGAGCCTGCGAAGGAGGAGCGCCACCAGGAGCCGCGCCCGCATCTGGTGACGGTGCGGCTCCCTGCGTGGGATCTGGTTGGGCGGGAGAGGCCATCGGTTATCGCTTGTGACCCCGGCGCTTGTGTCCGCCCTTGTGACCTTTCTTGTGGCCACCCTTGTGGCCCTTGACCACTTTCGTGTGCTTTTTGTGACGTGCCATTTTGAGTCCCTCCTGTTCGGTTTTCTGATTCACTCCGATGAGTTTGACGTGTTTCGCTTTCCGTCTCGACATCGGCGCTCCTAAAAGCGAAACGGCCCACAGCCGTTTCAGACTTTGGGCCGCTTTTCAGCCCCACGGAGGGGCGATGGCGAATCCCTGATTACGTTACAATCTCTACTCTTCCAAAATAGCAGTGTCAAGAACTTTCTTCAGACACCTAAAATCTCGCGCACCTTTTCCCGCTTCGATCCGGCGGAAGTCTTCTCGATAAGCGCGCCTTTTTGTACTCCGCCTTGCGAGAGATGGAACACGAGTTGTCCGGTTACCTTGCGGGACCGCAAGTGAGAAACCACAGTGTCCACGGGAAGTTTTGGGTCAATCGTGCTCTCGGTCACGAGAAAATCTGTGTTCTTTTTCACCATCTTTTCGTCGTCCATCACGAAGTTTTCACTCCTGTTCTCGGTTCGCCGCCGTCTCCGCCCTTCTGAAAATTCTTGGGCTCCTTTTTATTGCTGTTCGGCCGCCCTCCGCCCTTCCCTTGTCCGCCACTCGGAGGTCCGACGCCAGCCGCGGCCGCAATCTTCATCTCGGCGATTTTAATCTTTAGCATTTCCATCTCTTCGTTGATGTAGCGCTCGAATACCGTGTCGCCAGGGACTTCTCCGTAGTTCTCAATTCCAAGTTTGGGCAAGATGTCAACCCAGCCAATCGGCGCACCTTGCTTTTTCAGGGTCATCAGTTTCAACTGCTCATCTTTTTGTGTCAGGCGAAGAAGAGTGCTGGGGATGGAGATCAGGCGGAGATTTTTGGTGAGAGAGCGCTGCCGCTCAAGTGCGGAATATTGCGAGGGAATGGAGCGTGGCCCATCTTCGCCTGACATGTCCATCGGGGGCAGACCGTTGACATACTCGTCCGGCATGTGCGAGGGCACCATCGTCCCCGGATCGAGATCGAATATTTCCGGGTTCACGTTATCGGGGCCGATGTACTCGATGATGCGTTTCGTGTCGTACCACTGCACTACCATAAACTTGAGCATGTACGCGACTTTCGCGTTGGCTCCTTCCATTCCCGCGGCGATTCCCTTTGCGATAGGGCCGATGGGCTCAAGGGCCTTGTCGAGATTTTCTCCCGAGATGTTCATCTTCAGAGCCGCTAGCCCTCCAAGGTCGTTGATGCCCATCTGGGTTTTAAGCATTGCAGAGAGCATTTCGAGGAAGCGGAAGTTCTCCGCGTCTACTCGCACTTCGTCCGGCAAGAGCGATTGCAGGATGTCACGCGGCTTGCCGTCGAGTCCCGCCCGCACATCCTGCTCGAAGATATCGAAGTTTTCGATCTTGGGTCCGCCGGTCGCTCCACGGTCGTACCCCATCGGAGGATTCATCTTCGTGGTGAGAACGCGATCCATCTGGCGTTCGTGCTTGCGCTTCGTCACTTCAATCGAGCCGACATCCTGAACCAGCGAACGTCCCATGCCCTCCCAGGCCCAATCGTCCACGTCGTACTGTACGGTCGGCATTTCCCCGTGCCAGTCAAACGCTGGCCCGTCGTACATCGGCTGCTTCATGTTTTTACTGGAGATCATCAAACGCAGAAAAGGATAGATGCGGCAGTCTTCCAGTGTCGCCTTCCGCATCGTTGGCTTTCCGTCTTTGATGCCGCCGAATATTTCCTGACCGACCCACGGGACTTTGTAGAACCAGCTCGAGCCGGGATCGCCCATCGGCAGCTCCATGCCGGTCTTGCTGCCCTTGGGCACGGAGTTGATGCGAATGTCGCGGATGAACGTGAAGCGAATCTCACAATACAGATTTCCCCAGTTCCGATTCTGCTCGCCGTAACGGAATTTCTCCGCATAGTCCACACGGCGAGCCTGTACGCGCGACTGGTAGCTGATCCCACTGATCGGCAAGAGTTGCGATTGGAACAGCGGGAACCTTCCGTGAGCCTCCGCAATCGGCATGTAGCAGAATATGGTTTCCACGTAGGAGCCTTGCACATCGTTGTCGGATGGAATCTGGACCGGAACAACGTCGAGAGGCCCTAGCGCATCGAACACAATCCGTCGCTCACCGTATCCGTAATTCCCGGTCGTGATGTGTGGCCAGATGTATCCTCGTCCCATGACCGTTGCGTACTGTAGAGCCTTGCGAACTTGACGAGGGAATGAGGCTTCGAGGTACACGCCCTTGGCGACTTTGTTGATCGTGTTGGCGTAGGACTTGAACTGCTTTGCGTCCGAGGAGTAACTGCCGATCTCGCGCACTTCGGAAATCGTCTCGATGAATTTCCGAATGTTGTACTTCATCTCGTTCGAGACGAGAGTGGACTTGGTTTTGTCGTCAAACAGCGCGTCGAAGATTTTAATGTTTTTGGCGAGGTCTTTGTAGGCTCTCTGGTTTTGTAACCAGCCTTCGCCTTCTTCCAGTTGCTCCTCGATCCAAGCCATGCGCTCATCGGCGGGAGCCGAGAATGGCGGCACTTGCCACGAGGTAGCGATATTCTTGTCCTTCACGGAGCAACGCCTTCCTTGGCTTCGCAAGCCATGAACGTCTCAACCACAGCCAGTTTTCGCTTGGCGCGTCTCTCCTCCGCGGCGCGGATCGCGTGCGCCATGAACTGCTTGTTGAGCGAGTCGTTCGATTTCGCGAGACACAGCTTCATCTTCGATGATGTCGGACTCGACTCGGCTCTCGTATTCAAAGCGTTCCACATCGCTCATCTCCCGAAGCCGCTGCTCTTGACGGCGAAGACGGCGCGACCACATATCGACTTCCGCGGCGTTGTCGCATTCGATGCGCTGGAAACCCGTGGGCGGAGGAGCGACTGGGGAGGGCGGGCACATCAAGAATTGCGTTTTGGGTTGATACCAGAACACGACCTTGTGCTTGTACGCCTTCTTCGCAAGGTGCTTGGGAACGATCAGCGTCACGCCATGTCTCCGACACTCATCTCCGACGAGTGGCACCAGGACAAATCCAGTTCCGGCTTCTTGCTCATAGGGGGAGCGTACCTTTTCTGAGCGCGTTCTGCAAGAACGTCGAAAGCGTGCCGCGTAAAGTAAGACTGTGCGGCCGCGCGGAAGCGGTCATCAAATTTTCCCGACTGGTGTTCCATCTTGCTTTTCCCCGCGTTCGACACCTTCCGTTCCAGCGACGACAGTTCGCGGATGAGGAACGGAGAGTTCGCGAGATACCATCCGTTGTTGATGGCATCGACAAAGCGGTTGACCAGCAACGGCACGCTCCAGGCATTCGAGTACCAGCCCTGCCTGGTACCCTTGCTCTCTTTCAATTCCCGGTTGTCGTAGCGCGTGTCAATGTGATGGAAGTTGAAGCCCATGAGTTTCAATTGCAATTGGCAATCGTCACCCGCACGCATTCTCTGCTCAATCGCGAACTTGCAACCGCGGGAGTCAATCGTATTCTCTCCGTACCAGGCGGCAAGACACGCAGCGAAGCCAACCATCTGAGGAGCGTTGATTCGGTTCGAGCACAACTCCGCTACTTGCACGTCCAGATTCTCGCCCTTCATATTCCGCGTGATTTCCAGGGCAGAGCGCTCCTCGTCTTCGTGTCCCAAACCGTCTGCGGTGTCGATGCCAATGGAGTAATCCTGTTTGTCACCTTCGCATCCCGGCCGCATGTTCGGTTCTTCGAAGATCAGCACCTTGTCAAGCGATTTCCGCTCGTCATCTTCATCGAACCGCAACAGCGGAACCATGACCCACTCGAATCTTTGTCCGCGGTGCGAGTTCCAGACAACGCGAATGCGCTCCTTGTCGTAGTCGATTTCTTCCTCGAATGGCTCGAAACCGTCGTCAATCGAGTCGCCGGTGATCGCGTAAGCCTGGAACCCGCGCTTGCGCTGTTCTCTCGCAGTTTCGACTGTGATGGAATCGAACACGAGGTCGTTCTTGCCTTGTAAGGCTTCGTAATCGTCCGCCGGCATCTGCGAAAGCCACACCTTTTGCGTGTGGGATTTAACGGCTTCGAGGTAGTGGAATTCCCAGAACCACTGTTGCGTGATCGGCATCTTCCACGCCTTGCCCGCAACTTTGGCCAAGTACGGAGTGTTGCGGATGAATAGTTCGCAGCGCTGGACGTGCTTACGCGTAGCTTCTAAAGGTCTGAAGTTGGACGGAACCGGAAACTTGCGGAGCCAATCGGCCTCGGGATAAAGGTCCGGCGCCATAGGCCAAGGTATGAATACGGGGCACAGCCGGGACTTGCCGAGCGGCCAGTCTTCTTTCGCCGCCCTCCATTTGTCGGCCTGATAACCTGTGTTTCCCGCACCAGTCCCTTCCCAGACCTGAAATAGCTTACGAGTCGGATGCGTTGCACGGAGTAGTCCTTCCTCCAACGTCTTTTTGGGATTCGGAATGTCGCCAATTTCTGATATGTGGACGCACGTCGGCGTCCAGCCTTGCGCGATACCTGTCGCCTGCGAGCCCGACTGCACGGAAAGAATCGAGCCGTTGATGAAGCCGATCATCTTGATCCGGTCGGTCGTACGTTGCGGGAGCAACCACCACGGAGTTTTCGAGATGCAGGTTTCGATGATGCGGGTGATAAGTTCCGATTTCTTTTCGTCTACCGATCCCATGACCGCCTGCGTATGCGGCATGAAAAGCATCCGGTGAAGAAACTTTAGCGCCGTCTTGGTCGTTACTCCCTGCTGCCGCGCCTTGAGAATCAGCAGTTCAATCGCAACCTGGTCTGCATCGAAGTCTGCGATGATGTTGTCGAAAATTTCCTGCGCTTTCCTGTTCTGGAATTTAAAGATGTCGCCCTTCTCGTCGCAGATGTAGGCGTAGCGAGACTCGAAGTACGAACTATCGAGACAGCAAAGTACCTGCTCGTTCTCGATCCACCGGCGGATGTCCTTCGCGCGTTTCGCGGTGATCTCGCGATTCAACTCGATTCGCATGTTGCGCCCGTTCGTGTCTTTCTTGGTGATCGAGTCGATGTAGGCTTTGAATTCCGAGATCTGGTCGATGGAGTGATAGACCGGCATCCAGCCTTCCGACTTGGCGAAGTCTTCAAGGTTAGCGACGATGATCTTTGGCGAGTACATTACTTAGCCGGGAGCGCTTTCTGCCGCAGCGGTTGAATCTTGTCCTGAATCATCGAAGCGTCTGGGAACATGTAGTCGAGATCGTCCACCAACTCCTCTGCCTGATCCTCGTTGTCCGGCATCTCCTTCGTCGTGCCAGCAAAGAATTTACCGATGAACGTGTTCCCCGCAGAAGGCTTCAAAGCTCCTAGCATCTCGTCCAAGGCATCCCGGTCACGGAATCCCCCAGGCGTCTTAGCGAACTCGACTCTCTTCTGCGTGATCTCGGGGTGAGCGGATACCGCAATGATCTTTACCGAGTTCACCGAGTGCTCGCGCATCGCCAGCAGGATTTCCCCCAGCAAGTGCTTGGCGTCGATCCCAGCGGAAAGTGCTACTGCGTGGAGCGGGAGCGATTTGTGGTCGCGATCTCCAAACGTGTCCCACTTGTCGAGGAAGCCGCGGATGAGGGGGTCTTCGGAGAACCGCATGGCCTCGATTGCTTTCTTGATCGAGATTCCATTCTCGCGGAAGAAGCGATTCAGGTCGGGGGACTTGGCGAGATGTTCAGGACTTACGTTGAGTCTTTTTAGCAGGTACTCTTTTCTCGGAATTGCGAGAGACGGAGGCGGATTCCTTGGAACGCTGGTCAAGCAGTTCTTGCTCTCGGAGTCCGATCCATTCTTCGGTGGGTTCTTCGCTCTGGCCTTGCGCGGCCTTGAGTTGTTCTTCGGCGGTGGGGATATGAGTGATTGTGGCGTCTCGGACATCGAGCGGATTTCTCCGAGGAGGAAAGTCCCTCTCAAACCTTTGCTGCTCTAGCTTACACCATGACACAAGAGCCTCGGCAATATCCTCCAGAGCACGCACTGCGCGTTCCTCGTGGTCGAGGGAATCTTGGATTACGGTATCGGGTTCGAGAGCCACGTCTAACCTTGGACCTTCTCCGCGGCCGTGCGCTTGTACTTCACCTTCTTGACCTCCGGCTGGCCGTCCTTAGAGCGAGATAGCACAGGAACAGGTTGACCAGTTTCCACGCGTTCGGTGTTAGGAGGTTGAGGCTCAATCTCGAATTCTCCAGTCTGTCCTTCCGCTGCTTCGGGTTCCTCTCCGATCTGAACAGTTTCGCTGATGTCCACATCTGCTGCGCGTCCGCAGTCATGCGCTCGGATTTCAATAGTGACTTTAGCGGAGAAGTAGTCGTAACAGAGTACCGGATTCAGGAACCCGTCTTTTTCAAGCCGCTGGGACAGGCGGTCGAGGATCGCCTTCCTGATCTCTTCGCCGGATAAAGGCAAGGGAAGAACTTTCTCGGGCATAAGGACTGTCTCCTTCCAACTTCGATTGCAGAGCCTTGAACCGATTCAGCGTGCGCTTCATCGGCCGAGCCGTTCCGTACTCTATCTTTTGTACCGTCTCGCGCGAGATGCCCAAAACGTCCGCCAGACGTTCCTGAGTCAGTTTATGCCGTCGCCTGAAACGGCGCCACTGCTCGGAACGTCTGGCTGCGCGGGTCATCTCGCTAAACGGCCGTAAGCGTCAATGTTGCCGAGACTGCCGGAGGCGGAGGCGGCGCAATGACCGTCAACGTGTCCGAGGCGGTCAGATTGTTGACCGGATCAGTTCCGGTGATCGAGGCCGTTCCTGCCGAAACTCCGGTAGCTACTCCGCTTGCGGGATCGACCGTGGCTACTGCTGGGTTGGATGACGTGTACGCAATCGCCCCGGCATTAGGAACAACCGTCCCCGTACCGTTCGGACCTGTCCACTCTTGAAACAATGAATTGGCTGTCTTGCCTACATCAATTGTCGCTGGCATCGCTTTTTCTCCTACGAGAACTGGTTGGTTGACTTGCAGTTTGAGTGTAGCCGACTGAGGACGGTTGAGGATATGGATGATTTCGCACAGCGCGGACTCGATGAGTTTGAACCGTTGCGTGTCCTTGGATTCCCACCAGTGCTTGCAAGGCACTTCCGAGGGTCCGCATTCCGTGCAGATGAAATGGGTAAATGGCGGCATTATTTTTTAACCGTCGCGGGCTCAACTGGGACGACAGTTTGGGGCACTTGAGGCTGCGGAGGGTTCTTGGCCGGCACCAGAACTTCCTTCTTATCGTCCCACTCCATCCCTGGCGGTATATCCCGCCTCAGCCGGTCAATAACCCCCTGCATCTGGTCCAGTTCATCCTTCGGCGGCGTCGGCGCTTTATACTTTTCCGTGAACGCCTTGACCCTACGCGCATCCTGGACCCACATCTCCGAAGGCGGGCACTTCTCGTCCTTCCCCGCATTGCAGGTATAGGAATTCTTGTGCGCGAGATGCACTTGCCAGCCCCGCACTGCGACCCCGGCCAGCACCAGCCCGAGCAGCGCTCCGTAAACCTTGGTTCCTAAATTCATCTCTTCCCTCCTGCCTTCATCTGGAATCCGCACTCGCACTCCCACCTTTTCAGTTTGATATTTTCGAGCATCACCTTACCACAATCCGGGCAGTCTTTCCTCGGTCCGCTACCCCCATTATCTCGATCAGTTCCTCCAACCTCATCACTTCGCACCTCAGTTCGTTGACGCGCTTCTGGGATTGCGCTTCTTCCAGTTTGACCCTGTCGCTTTGCTCGAACAACCACTTGAGTAGCCCCGATGTGCCACCTTCGGCTTTTACACTTTGCGCATCGTTTCGGCTTACACTCTGCGATCCACTCATGCCCGCACACCTCACAGTGGCACCGTAGTGCCTTAATATTTTCCAATGTCACGGGTACATAGTACCATCTGGCACCATGGTGGCAATAACTTTTTATTTTTTTATTTTCTAAATCGAGAAGAGAAAAAGGCGTAAATGCCATCCCGCCACCCCCTACCCCTGGACAACTTCTAGACCAGACAAAGGCCGGCCAACCCCTTGATCGCAGCCATCCTAACGCCTGCCAGTGCCAATTCTCCGGAAATGGCGGGGAACCATCAAAAACCGCGTGGTTATCACATAAATCGCAGGTCGGCCGCCAATCGCCCGCCGCCCGCAGATCATACGCGAGTGCCCAACCTTTACGATAAGCGACTACCGACGAACGCGAGAGTGAGTGAAGGCTTTGCCTGTGCGAATGCCCGCGCTGGGCTCTGGCAAGCGATTAGCGGAGGATTCGCGCGGCACTGCTGGACTGCGATGCGCCAAAGCACACTTTGGCGGTATTGACGGCATCGGTCCAAGAGCGGCACTCGTAGATGCGACAGCCGAACATCGGCCAGTTGGGGGAGAAAAGCCATTGTCCGGTCGTGGGATGCTTGAAGATGCGCGGGTAGCCAAAGAAGTAGCGTGTCATAGCGCGTCGGTTCTCAGGCTTGGAAAGATGCTCTTGAGTGATACGGGAAATCTCGTAATAGGGATCAGGCATAAAGGGTCCTCCGACCGGGGGATAGATTAGCAAGACCGCGCGGCGCAACCTTTCATTTGAAGATGACGCAAGCGAGAGCGGCGCCGATGATGTAGCCGAGGAAGTCTTCGGTGTTGTCCCAAAAGGTCTGATGAGGGACTTCGTAGCGGGCGTCGAAGTAATACTCTTTGATGGCAGCGTAGACAGCGAAGGCTGCGAACAGATACCACTTGGCTTTGGGAAAAGTGGCGATAAGGCTGTAGGGGATAGAGAAGTGGCCGACGTTGGCTAAGAACTGGACATTGGTACCTAAGAAGGCGATACGGTTGCGCAGAGCTTTGAGCCATGAGTACATGGATAGACCCTCCGAGCGGAGGGTAACACCGATGAGCAAGACGGCGCTAGGCAAGAATTACGCATCGCTCCGAATAATTCGACAAGCATGTACGAATTGTGTTGACAAGCCTAGTCGAATTACGGCAAGCTTGCGCCAAGTCCTGATCGAACTACACGCGACAGGCAGAGGAGAATAACACAATGTCTTACCTGCACAGCTTTGAAGTCGGAACCCGCGCCAAAGCACATGATCCGGTTCCGGCACAACGATGTAACGTCAGCGCTGGCAGTTGGGGATGTGATACCGGAAGTGATCCTTGTCAACTCGCACGACGGCACCAGCGCTTACAAGCTGATCGCGGGCATGTTTCGTCTAGTCTGCTCGAATGGGTTGGTGGTGGCAGACTCCACAACGGGC